GATATTGCTGAATTTGAAGAAATGTTAAGACCTTATAATTTAGAAAATAAAAGATATTTAATAAGATGTGCAAAGACAATAGATGAATTAAAAGATGAATCTAATCAAATGAATCATTGTGTTAGAAATTACATTCCTAAGATAGCACATCATAAATCAGCAGTTTTCTTTTTAAGGGAACAAAGTGAAAAAGAAAAATCCTTAGTGACAATAGAAATAGATCCCGTTGATAAAGTGTTGCTGCAAGCAAGAAGAAAAGACAATGCAGAACCAACAAGTGAACAGATGTCTTTTATCAATGAATGGTGTACTAGAAGAATGATAGATAATTCAGCGTTAACTTATACAGTTTAGGGGTGAAAATATGGATTTAGAAGCCAAAAAAACTAGATGATATGAATCAAGAAGATATAAGCCTATGTGATCAATTAAGAGATGCTTTACTCAGTTGGGGCGAGAACATATACTTGCCCCTCATCAAAGAAAATCAAAGGTTAAGATTTCAAAATAAAAGATTATACCAAAAAAATAAATCTTTGTCTGAAAGATTAGCAAGACTTGATGGTGAAATTGTGTTAAAGGAATCAAATAAAAAGCAGTATGTACTGTATAAAGAAAAGACCGCATTCAATAACAATCATTGATGCAGATGAAATAGATAGATTAGAAGAAAAGGAGGAATAAAGAAATGACAGTAAAAGAATTATTAAGTTTTAGAAGAAAGAACGGGCTTTTAGAAAAAGTAACAGTATGGAAAAGCTGTAATGAAAACGCTAATGAATATGAAAAAATAGCAGAATTCAATCCTGGATTTTATGAGGCAGTTTCTAAAGAAATTCTTGATTTAGAAATTGAAAATTATGATATTGATTTTGAAGAAGATTATTGTCCAATACCAACATTATTAATCTTTGTAAATTTCTAAAAAATAGTACTAAAAAAATTCAAGAAGTTTTTAAAAGTAAAAATCTCTCTAATCCATTGCTACATATAGGGTTTGAGAGATTTAGTTAGTTACGTTTAATTCTAGGTTAAACGAAATGATTATATCTAGGTTAAACGTAACATTTTATAAGAAAGCGGGGTAAAAAGAATGAAAAAGGAAAGATTGACCTCTCTATTAAATAACACTAAAAAGCGGGTTAATATATTTGATTGCAAAAGTACTTTTATTTGTGAGGGTCGCGGTTATAAGCTTGGCCAACATATAGGAAGTGCCTTATATAATTCTGAAATTCTTTTCATAAAAGATGATGGTGAAGAACTTAGTGTTGTTGTTAATGTAGAGTTAAAAAAAGAGGTAGGTGAAAAAGTATGAATAAATACCAAGATGCATTAAATTTATTGAAATCATGGGCTAAAAAAGATAGGGACGCCTATAGTCC